ATATTGACATGGGCCATCGTGTCATCAAAGGTCTTTAACTTATCTAAAACGTCTGTCTCTCTCATTTTGATCTCCGATGAGGTGGGGCAAGCCACGGTGCCACTGTGCCCCGGCAGTGGTCCTAACTATCCCCAGGCGGGGATTCATCCCGTGACTGATGGGGGTCCATCTCATTTGCTAATAACTTCAGCAGATCAGGCAGGTGCAAGACGGCTAAAGACTTCTTGCCGTCAGCCCGCATGATGACTATTGGGGTCTGCCCTGACTCACAGGCAGTCTCTGCCTGGTCCATAAACTCATGCACGGCAATCTTCCTGCGCCGTTTGCACTCAATGAGGTACTGCCCCAGTATCAAATCGCCCTCTTCGGACTGCTGATACTGCTTAAGATTGCGCTTAATCCGCACCCCAAGCATGTCGAATATCTCATTGGCTACCTCTCGTTCATAGGTAGCACCGCGCTGTCTGCTGATCTTTGCCATTAAAAGGGCACATCTCCATCATCATCCCGCCGCTTACTTGGGAATGGGTTGGTGTTGCCCTGGCCTTCAGGACGCACGTAGTTATCTTCCTTGAGGCTAATCAAGGCACCGCCCGCAGTCTCTTTGGTCCATGCTGCAAGTTTAACCGTCTCACCAGCCGCATAGGATCGCTCTAGTTTCATCTCTCCACGCCAGTCTGGGCCTTGGCCCTTCTTAAAGCGGTTGGTCAGTAATACGCCCGTACCTGGCTGTCGCTCTCGTTGTTGATACTCACTCATTTACTGCTCCTTTCTCAATTTTGCCCAATTAAACTGGGCGCTCATTAACTCATCGAAGTCAAAGTGCTTGCCAAAGCACCGACGGAACTGCACCACCTTTTCGTCAAACCCCCAACGCCGGTTGTCATAAATGTAAACCGCTTCGGGTAACTCCAATCCTCGGTATACAAAATCAATGCCTCGGTTGGTTGCTGCCCATATCCCGCTTCTAGCGCCCTTAGATTCGATCAGAGTCCAATGCTCTAGCAGTGGATATGTCTTGCTCTTGAGCATCCACCTGGGCGCACTGTTCTGTACGTCCACCCAGGGGTCAGCAGGGTTGCCATGGTCAATAATCCACTTTAGGCAAAGGGCTAGGTGCTGGCTCAGTTTGATCTTATAAACCTTGCCCCACTTCCCACAACACGGGCAGTGCCCACCCTCGCCTTCAATGGTCTGATTCCATGACGTTCTAAGCCTGCCTAGATATTCCTGTTCGTCAGCAAACAGGTCCATGCTGGTCATCGCTGTTCTTCTCTGAGCGCCAAAGTTAACTCTTGCTTGACCTTTCCTAACCCATGGCTAAGAACCTCATAGAGGCCCCTGTTCTCTTCCTTAATCATTCCGATGATGAAATCATTGCACTCATATAGGGCTTCGATCTTTGCAAACTTATCAGCGATAGAGAACTTTTTAGAGTCATTGATCTTGTCCACCATTGTCAAGAACCCGTCGACCCAATCCTCATTGTTGGCGTACTTGGCATAGGGTTCTTTGGCACCAGGCACCATGAAGACGATCCCCACCACCGGCTGCTCTATGGCTTGCACCTCTTGAGTCTCGACCATCGGAGCAACACGTACAGCGCCTGGGATGGTTTCTACTTCTGTTTCGTCGAGCATGCCCAGGCCACAATGGGCTAGGACTGCTCTTCTAATGGCTTTCGTAGTCGCTTTAAGAATTGCATTAGCAAGTGCGTCACCTCGGGCGCTACCGACGGAGACTGCGCCTTGATTCTCCGAAACTCTGCCATCAGCCGCAGTAACTCTGACCGAGACAATGTATATGTCATCAATCCTTTCTCTGTGCGTAATCTGAGTTGACAGTCGATGAATTGCACAGAGTTGCTGCGTGGCTCCTGCGTTGGCATACAGAACCTCCTTACCGTTAAGTTTCAAAAGATCAAAGGGTTTGGCAGCAGGATCAAGCCCTACTTGCCTGCAGCGAAACAGGTAGTAGTTTTTCTTCTGTTGCTCGTTTAAGCCACTCAGATCGCCCCGTAGGACGATGGATTCCTGTATGGCAGGGTCCAGTACATCCTTGCCCACCACGGCCCCTGCAACCTCATTTAACATTTTTACGTTGCTCATATTCTTCCCTCATTTTGTAAAAGATTGGACCATCTTTGCCAAACCAAAGACCAGCGCAGGCAAATTCCAGGTCATCGTGGGGACGGGTAACATCGAGTGCCGCCTTCCACCCTTGTCGGTACGCTTCTTTGACTACGTCTTCGGGCGGAACGTGAGTCCATAGGATCACGCCCACCGTTAGCAGAGAGCCAATGAAGATCATTGCCATGTCTCTAATCAGTACGTCTTTCATTTGACTAGGAACCTTCTTGACCCTGGTTGCTCCACCACAAACTGCTCATAAATTGCAGGCATAGAGGACTTGAATAGGTCAGCAGAGAAACGCTTGGACGCTTTGGCGGTCTTCCATGTAGCCAGCACGTGCCCATCGACTGTGACCAACTCTGCGGCTTCCATCATGTAGCCCTGGATAGCCGACTGCCACTTCTCTTCTTGAACCTCTAGGTCTTTGATCTGTGCCTTGAGCGCCTTGAGTTGCATGGCTGCATGCTCTAGGCTTTGAGTGGCTATGAGTTTGTTGCCATCGTCTTGGCGGTAGACCAGACGGGCAGCGTCTCCCATAGTTTCAGGATCAAAGGAACGTGCCTGGATACGGCCCCAGAACTCTGCCATCGTTCGGATGTGCAGGTCCATTTGGTCAGCAGAGAATTGCAACGGAAAACCCACAATCTCTTGCCCACCAAAACAGACAACCAGCACCACAGCCTCAATCTGATGCACAGTGGCCTCATGCAAGCATTGCACCCTGTAGCCCAGGTCAACGTCGCTGGAACCGTTGTCACCGTACTTTTTACGCTGGTGAGCGCCCAGGTTCTTGACCTCATAGAGGGTCTTGCCATCCTCGCTGATGTAGTCAAAGTGGCTTGCCATCCATGTTTCTTTGGGATGATAGAGGGCATAGTCAGCGTCTTTAAACGCTATCTGATTGCGTCTGGCGAACTCTCGCATAATGGGTTCCTGCATAACCAGGCCCATCTGCACCACCTCGACGTTGGATAGGTCGTCTAACGGCTTGACCCCCCATTTCTCTGCTGCCACCTCTCCACCACGGCCCTCTACAAACCGACGAACATCGTTAGACCACAGTGCGTTGTTGCGTACTTCAGGCGTGAAGTCACTCATTTGGGCAATCTCCCAAAATTACGGGGATGCTTGGAACCTTGCCGTAGACCGTGATTTCTAAATTGTGGGTGCCATCCTCAGTGAGAATCAGGATGGTGCGTCTACTGCTGTCACGGCTGGTTTCCTGTGAATCCAAAACGAAAACCCTTGTGACATTGTGAATGTCAATCGTTGTCATATCAGCCCCTCATTAAGTTAGAACATTGTTTCGATCTTGATTGTTACCTTCACTACTTTGGCGGATCGAGAGCGCCAAAATGGGTTGTCATCTAACCATGACTGCGCCCTCGCTTTGGTCTTAAATAGTGCAACTTTGAAGTCATGGTCGGAATACTCATGTTCAACTAGGCTACCTCTTTGTAACTGAATAGCCCACATAGCCTTACGCATCACAATCCACCATCTCTAATTCCAGACGGCGGTTGCGTAACGCATTGACACTACGGGTTAAGGCTTGCACAGATGCTCTGGCTTGCTCTAGTTGTTGCTCATACTGCTGCTCAAGCAAACGGATGCTATCGACTAACTCGTAGTCATAGACTGGTTTGGTTTCCATGGTTAACTCCCTCATAAGTTAGGCCCGGATAAACACTACAACTACACATTACCTCAACAACTCTAACTGTGTCAACAGGGGGAGCCATAGCCCCCCCTCGTCTCTTACACCTGAACCGTTACCACCTCAAAGTCGGTGATTTCTTTCTTGGTTTCGTACTCGAAGATGCCACTGTGATCTGCGTACCAGCCGTTTCGGTTGGTCATGTCGATCAGCACCACCTTAATGGTTTCCCCAAATGAGTGATAGTCTTTCCAGTCTCGCTTGGCCTGTTTAGCAGCCCGTTTGACCGCCTCATCTCGATCCGAGTTATAGGCCCAGGATGACCCACCACCGACAAACACAATGCCGCAATAATTGCTCATAAAATTCTCCACAGTTAGGATTGTTAAAGAACGAGTGCAAGGTGAGTTACCACCTTACAACTACATTATAGCACATCTAAATACACTTGTACATTAGGGATAACCCCTATCTTTTAAGGTTGATTCATGGTCATAAGCCTGTGAATAAGTCTGTGTATAACCTGTGTATAACCTGTGGATAACTTTTGGGATCGACCATCTATCTATACGTTTACTGTATACTATATGTCTATACGGTTTCTTAGACCGTATACGATACTTAGATAAATAAAAAAAATGATAGTAGAAAACGTCTCTCTATAGGTCCTGTGGATAACTTTGGGACACTTGTGGTCAGATGGGGCCATGGGCTGCGCCAGTCCCCTGGACTGATCGACGGGCATAAAAAGGGTCAACTTTGGTCGTCGATGCGCTTGGCCTTTGAGGGGCCTGCGCTGACCTCTCAGGGGCGCGTACACGGGCGCGAGGACACCAGATAGGGCTACCAGATAGAGGGATGGGAGAAAAGGCATGGCGGGGCCTTTAGTGGTCTTCTAGGGTATGCTCTGCCATGGTCGAAGGGTTGCGCTTCGATGGGGGCCACTCATAAAAGGGTCTAGTCGGGCTTTTAAAGGGTTTCCCACCGTCGGAATGGTAAGGGATCAAAAGGCAATAAAAAAGCCCCCGAAGGGGCTTTAAGGGCTTTCAGGGGGTTGCCTAGTATCCGAAGGCAATCCCTAGGGCCATGGTAAACCAAAGCAACCCATAAAAACCCACCGCAAAGACTACGCAAAGAATCCAGAAACCTATGCCCCCGCGTTGCATGGTTTCTTCTATTTTCTTTTCCCATCGGTTCATTTTTGCCCCCTTTTGATATCCACCCACACAGCGCGCAGAAGCCCGATTGCATCGGGGAATGCGTGCCCGTTAGCCTTCAATTGATCTAAGAATGGCCTGCCAATGGTGCCCATCTGCGCGGTGGCTTCGGACAATGGCATGTCGCGCAGTGGCGCGACGGCTTCGCGGAATTGCATTAATACGAATACGTCGGTTTTTTCGATTGGCTGCGAATAACTCATTTTCTGCCCCCTTCGATTTTTACTAGTGGAATCACCCGGCGCGCTGTAGCGTCGGCCATTTTCGCACGTGTGCCATGGGCTAAAAAGCCCACGATGGTTTCCCGATTGGCCCGTGAGCAAAGCCCACATGTGCTGCATGTGACATTGTCGCGAGTCTGCGCAGGACACACCACTATCTGCCGACCGGCTGGTGTATAGGATTTTTCCGGCGTGTCGATTGGCACAATAGCGACCACCGGCCCGGCTTGCAATTCTGCCAGTCTATCGGCCTCCCCTGCATCATCGGCGCTTAAATTTACGGTAAACCCGGCCCGATTGGCTGCGCGAATGGATCTAATGGCCTGCGCGCTTTTCTTGTGGGTGTACGTAAAGCCCCTTTTGCCCTTATTCGCAGCCACAAGGGCTGCGAGGGCTTTAGCGTCGATTTTTTCACCATCACCCGGTAGATCCCCCGCCACATTGTGTCGCCACAGTGTGCCAGCCGGTAGAGCGGCTATTTTTTCGCACAATTCCGACCATGGCAGGCCATCGGCTGCACGGTTCCACGCGAGGGATGTGTGATAGCCCTCGGCATAGCACGATGCACGATAATGAGGGCACGATGGTGGGCATGTGCTGCGTGCGCTGTACGTTACCGGGATTTTCCCGGTTTTCGCATTCGCAGACTCTCGAACGAATAATGCATGCGTCATTGTCTGCCCCCTCTCAATCTAAGCGCGAATTGGCATGGGCTTCGATTCCTGCGTTTCGCAGGATCTGAGCATAGGCACCGGCATAGGCGGATTTCCTATCCACTGATTGCCCGAATTCGTACACCCAGACACACAGGCCCGAAGGGTAATGAGAGCGAGCAAGCCCGGTTTTTTTAGCCCACCGGCCCCATGCGGTATTCCCCGCGAATTCGATCCACGCAAAGCCACAGGCACCCTCGTCAAGTTGCTCTATCGGTTTGCCGGTGGATGTACACACCACCATGGGAATCGGTCGGCAATTCCGACCGGCTTCAATCCCGGCCCGGTGTGCAGCCCCTGCGAGGGCTGCGAAGCCAGCATTCCGCAAGTGGCGCTGTGCTGTATCGTGCGCGATTTTCTCGCGTAGTGTTGAA